GACCTCGCTGTTGGATAGCAAGCCTGTACCGTTGGTGTCAGCTTCTTCCTCGGTTGGGGCTTCTGGCTCGGGGCCGGGGTCTCCATCGTCTTCCCCTCCATCCGTCACACTCCAGCCGGAGTTCAGATGCTCTTGCAGCTGTTCAGGCGGGATTTTCGATTCCCTACCGTTCTTATAAACGAATACAGACATGCTATTCCTCCGGTTATGACACTGCTGCGCCAATGGCCTCAAGGTTGGTTTCGCCATCGGTATAAACGACAGTCGTATTAGCCGCATCCAGCAAGGTTGTGCCGAAAGTGAACGCCCCGTCAGACTTCGTTGCCGTGACGTTGCCCATTCGAGCATGACCCGCTGCAGCCGCAGGAATGCCTGCAATAGCCAGCACAGCCGAAGCGTAACCGGTTGCATTGTCTGCTGCCTCAATCGCGTCAATAGTGCCATCAACGCCGATATCGAACGCCACAGCCCCAAACAGAGCTTGAGGCACAACATCGTTACCAGGAGCCGTACCAGCAACAACCGCCGCCTTTGAGAACCGAACGCCACCAATGGTGAAGTCGAATGCTGCATTTGCCACTGCTGTTTTGGTGCTGCCAATAGCCAGGCCTATCAGTGTTACCGGGTAATTGCCTTTAAGCTTTGCCCGTATGTCGTTTACCAACACTGTGTTGGCATCCATCGTCACCTCGTTGGCGGCAATCGTTTCCGTGGTGGATTCTCCATCGGTAAGGTCTGACATCTTATTAACGTTCGTACAAAATGATGGACTTGTCATAATCTTCTCCTAAAAAGGGGCCGTTAAGCCCCCTATCCCATTGATTAAGTGGTTACTGGCGGAGCGGCTGCACCCTTGGCACCCAAGATAATCCACCCGATGCTATCGTCAACATAGAGCAGGGTGGCCTGGTCGAGTGCGTCGGCAAAGACAATGGTAGCCCATCCGGTAGCTGTTGCTGGCGTCAATGTACCGTCACCACCTCCATCTGTGGTCAGGTTGACAACCAGAACTTGCCCTGGGTATCCGTCCGCCAAGGTTAGCGCTTCAGCGTCAGCACCAGTTGTCTTGGCAACGTACCCATGACTTACCGGGATAGCTAATGCGTCTGCGATGGAAGTGGTCGTTAGATCACTGGTAGCATCATCATCCCGACGATGATACATTTCGCCAATTTGAAAGATTCTGGACATTTTGATTCTCCTAAAAGGGGCCGAAGCCCCTTATCGTTTACCAGTTATCAGAAGGTTACAGCAACACCGGCGTTCTGCGGGTTACACATCGTGATCCCGTACCAAGTAAACAGGCGATAGCGGAAAGACATATCCGCGAGGTTGCCATCATAAACCAGATACATCGTCTGACCGTTGCTCATGGTGTCGGAAATCACCTTCATGCCGTCGAACTCAGAGAACAACTGGGCCGGAATGGTGCCGCCGATCACTTCGATCGCTGACTTGTCCCAGAACAGGTTGGACTTGGCAGACGCATCGATGTTCAACCTGTCAACGGTGTCAGTGTTGGAGATTGTGGTGTTGATGTTAGCGTATGCCTTTTCCAGAGCACTCAGCGCCGCATCGTCAGCCGCGATTGGCTTCGGAGAGATCTTGAGAGATGTGCCGGTAGGCTTAGCCAAGATTGTGAACGTCATCAGCTCGCCGGTAGAGTTCTTATCAGCTAGGCCGACAGACTCAACAGCACCGATGGTTACCTTGTCGCCGACGTTGTAGGAAGCCGAAGCCGCTACAGGGATGACCGCAGAGCGGTAGTCCACGTTGGTTACGATGCCGGTTAGCGTATCGACCGAACCAGCTTCAGGAGCAAAGGACTGGTCACCCGTAACAGTGGTGGCCGGGTTTGCACCGCCAACCAGGTTAGGAAGGTATGATCCTGTGAAAACATTGAACTCAGCGACGTTTTCACCGATCTGACCTTTGGCCCAGGTCTCTGCAGGACGTCCCTGCAATGTCTGCCGTGCTGCCAGATCTTTGCTGAACTTCAGGTTGTCCCGGTCATTCAGGATATAACAGCGCTGATCGTGCGCCTGCTGAGTTTCGTTCAACAGCGCCTGCCCTTCAGCGATGAAGTCATAACCGCTTGTTACGTTCGAGCGGTAGAACTTGGAACCCTGGAGCGCAACAACGCTGGCGATCTGCTTGTTAAGCTCGGTAACCTGCTGCTTACCTGAACGCTCGCCGGCACGTTCCCAGAAACGCAGGTCACGCATGTCGTCGGCACGCTGCTTGATAAAGTCGTTCTGTGGCTCGCCAAGGATTGACGGGAATGTCTCCTCGATGATGTCCTGCTCTTGGCCAGATAGATCCCAGCCTTCCAGGATAGGTCGATGCTGCTCGACAGGTTGCCAGATAACGTTACCGGCGTTCTGTAGTGATGCGCCGTCCGGTTGCATTCGCATGACCAGATCGACCAGCTGCATTTGGTCTTCATAGGTTTCTTTGGTCTTCTCAAATAAGACCTCAACCGTCTTGCCTGTAGAAAGTGCCATTAGGGCTACTCCTTAAATTACCAATCGGATACGTCGATACCCGCAGCCTTGGCTGTCTTCTTGGCATTGTAAGCGGCCTGGCCTTCGCTTCGCTTATGGGCTGAACGATACGCTTCCTTCAGCTTCTTTGCTTCGCCTTTGGCCGAACCGCCCTCATCGCCTTGAATCTGCGTCGCTGGCTTACGTGCTCGACTAACTCTTTTCTGCGGGGTAGCAACGGTTGACTTTAACTCGCCAAGGTACAGCGCAGCGCTGATCCCTGTTGGGTCTGTCACCAAGCTGCTTCGGAGTTTTTCCTGCGCCGTTTTATTCCGGCCCAAGAAATACATCACTTTCTCCGATCCTTCACCCAACCGAGCAATCATGTTGTCGGTTACGATATCGCCCATCTTTGGCAATACAGACTCAATTGTCTGCCTGACCACTGTGTCAGCGTTTTGGTAAAGTTCCGGCGTAATGCCTGACTCTTCTGCTAGCTTTGCTGCCCGTTGGTAATGACCGTCTACCGCCTGGTCTAGCTGCTGAGCTGCCTGTGTCTGTGCGGCTGTCTTGGTGCTGGCTTGAGTAGCGTGCGCCACTTGTGCCTGTACCTGCTTGGCCATCCAGTTAGACAGTTCTTGCTGATACTTCTCCTCGTCGTAGTTAATGCCTTCATCTTTCAGCGTTGGCATAGCGGCTGGTGTCGCCGTTTCTTGTGCCGGTGCTGGATGTCCTGACCTTAACGCCGCGTTCTCAGCCTTCAGCTGTTCCAGCTCCTCGTTCTGCTCACCAATGCGGCCTTTCAGTTTGCCCCGCATCTTAGTGTGTGCCGACAAAGGAACTACGGTTTCTTCATCATCACCTTCTGAGGTCTGTTCCTCAGTTTGCATCCACGCTTCTGTTTCAGCGCCCTCGGCTTCTGCTTGCTCACCCTCCCCAGGGCTAGCTAACTCTTCCGATTCTTCTTCAACCGCTTCTTCTTCGGCTTTGACTTCTTCGGCTTGGGGTATGCTTTCATCAGTCTTGACCTCAGGTTCTGCGTTTTCAGCCTTCAGCTGTTCCAGAGTTTGCATCCAATCAGTGCTCCGATTGCGAGTAGCCCTATCAATTCGGATAGGTACGTTTGCCGTTTACCTGTCGGCTGCAGTAGTTTTATTATAAGCAATGGCTATGGCGTTTGCAAAGTTGATAGAGTTTGTCTATCAAGCCGGCCTCGATAAGTACTGTAGGCAATATCCTGCTGCTTCTGCACGTTGTCTAACTGCTTACCCATTGCATCGATACGCTTGGTGTCAATCGTTGCGCCAGCCTCTGCTGCGTCTACTTGCACGCCCATGCGATCAGACTGAGCCCTGAACTGGTCAATGATTCGCTTGGCTTTCTCGTTCTGGACATCACCCACAGCCACCATTTGCTTTGTCTCAGCCTCCATCTGCTGAGCCTGGCCTTTCTTGTCCTCGGCCTGAGCTAGAACCATGGCGGCATCAGGCTGCTGGGTCTGTTGAGCCTCAGCAAGCATCTGCTTCTCTTCGTCCGTCTCAGGCTCTTTGAACCCGGTCAATACCAGCTGCTTGCGAGCGTACTCTCGGATGTCGTCTGTATTGACTCCATCGGTCAACTCCAGGATCTTCAGGATCAGCGCCTTGTGCAGCGTCGGATCAGTTAAAGCAACAGACTCGGCCATTGCCGCCAACCGGTCAATCGTCTGCTCTTTCTGGCTGTCATAGGATGGGCCGATATCAGAGTAAACATCGAATTCCATGTTGGTCAGATCATTAAGGACTTTGACTTCACCGGTCTCTGCGTCGATCACATGCGTCATCGTCTCGACTTGCATCGTCGTGCCGTCTGGCTTGGCTACGGTCATCTTGCGAGGCGAGTCCATGATCTCAACAGCCATTGAGGCGTAAACCTCACCATCACGGCGCTTGGCGAACTTCAGGTTGTGCTGGAAGATATAAGATTGCTTGTCCATGCGGTTCTGAAGCGCGATCACTGCCTTACCGGACAGATCAGGGTCGGCAATGTCTTGAGGTATGCCGGGGTTAGCAACGTCCTCTACAGCCTGCCGGGTGAGTTCTATGCTTGCCGCTAGTGCTTGAGGGATAGGCTGGTCAGGCATTGCTGCAACCGGGCCAATAGGCAAGTCATTGCCATTCGCATCTTTACGGTTCTGCAACAGGTAGGGATAGTCGTTATCAACACCCGCAATGTCGTACATATCCTCGAAGCCTTGGATCTGCTCAGCAAAGAAGATGGGCTTAGGACGAGGCGACCTAGAAACGATGTCGGCCAGGTAACTCATCTGGAAGTTACGAAGCCGTTGAGGGTCTTTGGCCAGGCGTGTGATGCCGGTGTAATATTCCTCGCCCTCCACAATATACCGCTCGCCATACATCGGAATGATGGGGATATACTCGCCAGCAATGATTTCCTCTTTTAGGATCTCCTGACCCGACATAATGTATCGAGTCACTTGGAAGCGCTCAAGGTCTTTCTCAGCAACGATCTCGTAACCAGCATCGATCATGTCATCCATCACATCATCAAGCTGTGACTGGAGCAGGATCGTCTCGGTACCCATTGGATCAACGAAGGTCAGCGCGGTGTCTTTGATCTTCTCGACATGATAGAACCGGCCAACATAGAACTTCGCACCCTCACCGCTGCCTGACCATGGGAACGTGTAAGAATGCTCCGGTGATCTGAAGTCTACCGGGGAGGCGTCATCCTCACCGGTCAGCTCTTTGACCAGATCTTTGTATCCGTCCTCTGAAAACGGCTCTATAACGCAGCAATACTTGGCATCGGACTTGTCTTGGCGCTTGGCGTTAGGATCCCAGAACACGCAGTTAACTGCCTCGGGGATGAACTTACGGCGGATGACCTGGTTGAGATCACCCATTCGGCTTGATGAATATTCTGTAAATAACTCCCAAGCACCGAACCCACCATCAACAGCGTCAGCACTGGCGTAGGTGTAGGCTTCCTGTGAGGTGTTAAGTCGATCATCGGCACGATACATGCCATCCAGAAGGTCAGCGCCGTCGTCCCTGTCTTCGTCCTTTGGTTCGAAGTCTACCTGCACCGGGTTGGCGGCCAGGTCGCCCATGATCTGACGGTGCGCTTTCTTCAGGATATTGAACTCGCCACGGAATGCCAGGTTGGTATCCTCCAGCAGGTTATCGTCCCACTGAGTTACCCGCGCAAACACTAAATCATCAGAGGCCTGCTGTCGGCCCGTCTGCCCAGACTGATACCCCTTGTCTACCATCTTCTTTATTTGGTCTAGATCCAGCGACATTATCGGAGCCTCATCGGTCTGTTTGGTGTGGGCAGTTTGACCTTTGTATGGTCAAACGACGGCATATACCGCATCAGCATCATTATCGAATCGCCCAGGTTCGGAGACTTGATCTTGAACTTAGTCTTCATCTCTTCCTTCGTGTACAGCTGGAACAGCCCGTTTCCGTTGGGCTTAATAGGCATTCTACACAATTCGGCCCTGATTTTCTTCAGCACCGCAATATCAGAACTGAAGCTTATCAGCGTGTCAGGGTCGTGATACTCGCCCGTCGTGACAGCTCTGAACGTCCTGTAGCATCGATCCCTGAGTTCAAAGTAATACTGTGCTCGCTTGTTCCTGAACGAATCCTCTATTGTTTTCTGGCTTTCAACAGGCGATCTCATCGCTGGCTTATAGATTGACTTCGGGTTGTCGGGAGACTCTGATCCTCTGAACGTTACAATCTTGGTGCGCTTTCCTTCGAAGTCTGATGATGTCTGCTCAGCTAGGGCCACGCCCATTCCGTCACAGTCCCAAGTGTATTGATCAACACCTTGCCGGATGGCCTGACCTACCGCCCAATGACCGCCCTCATTAACGCTGCCTGTCTCCTTCTCCTGAGCATCCAGAACGACAGACCCATGCCGCATAGCATAGCCCTTGGCGTCGGGACCGGTGTCTGACGGGTCGTGAGCAGCAAGCTTTACGCCTTTCGGGCTGAATCCTATCTTTAGGTGCGCATCAACACACGCATCAAACCATTCAGACATTATCAGCGAATTCTCTACGCTGTCATTATAGGCGCCAAGCCAGATGTGATCGTACTCGGCCCCCGCTCTGTTCTCTTTGTCCCATGACCTCTCATCTTCTAGGCCCGAGTCTTCATACCAAGGGTTGTCTGTGAAGTTCATCATCACGATGAGGTGCAGATCATCCTCATAGATGCCGTCACGATCTAAGGCGTCCTGAAATGGCGTGATGAAGCGCTTGGAGAGAGGATCTTCGCTTGACCCAGGATTGGCCACGAAGATCATAGACACGTTATTTAATTCATCCTCATATTGATCAGCCTCGTTCGGAAGTCCCCGTTTTGGCTTCTTTCGCGCTGTCGGTGTGAGGGCTGTCAGAGACTCCTGGCTGATGAATTGGGACTCTTCCGCCCAGAACCTCTTGAAGCCATGAGCCGACTTGATAGAATCTACATTTCGTGACAGGCCGGCGAATTGGAACGCGTCCTTATCGCCGAACAGGATGGATTGTGACTGAGCCTCGAACCCAGCCATCTGCAGCCGTGTGATCTCTTCTTTAATCAGGGAGTGAACGGAGTTTTTAATACTGGACTGGAACTCTCGAAGGCAGAATGTTTTGGCGCCCGAGTCTTTGGCGTCGATCAGGCAGATGTCAGCAATGCCAACCGATTTGCCAGACCCTCGGCCGCCTACCACTACGACGAACCTCTTGGTTGACTTCAGGACAGGCTCTAGCTTTACTGCTAGGTAGACATCAACCTCTTCGCTGGTCTCTAACCAATCACCACCAACCTTCTTCAGAGAGTGAGTATGTCCGTCTTTTGGACAGACAATACCAACAACTGTCGCCTGCCCTTTCTTTCGCTCGGCTTTGCGCTTCTGCAGCTCCAGAACAGCAGCAGCCTTGATCTCTAGCGTCTTCCTATCCATTGCCCACGATGTCTTCAAGCTCTTTGTCTGATTTACCACTCAGATCAATAGCCCCCTCATGAACCAATGTTTTCTTGTTGGCATCGAATCCGCCAGTGAAGTCAGACAAGGCCTTCCAGGCCGCTACACGGGCCGACTGACTCGACCCTTCGCCATTGCACTGCGCCTCTACCATAAGCCCCTTAACCACGTCCTCAGTCGTCAGGATGGCACGATCTGCCGCCTCTTTCTTCGCAGAAACAATTTCCATTGCGATTCTATCGTCTTTCTCTAACTTACCTGCTGCAGCGCTCACAGATTTAACGCTCATCACTGTACAGTCATAAGCAGCTCGATAGGACTCACTCACGCCCATACCGGCAATCCGATTGTTCTTATACGCTTCCTGCTTTGATGTGAGTTTTCTAGGCATTTGTTATACCTTACTGCTTCGTATGAACTCCAGGGTCATAAAGTCCCCGGCTTGTATGTCCGCCGATATCGGCCCCGCGCCTAATTCGACCAGGCCATCCCCTGAAGTGGTAAACGTTCCGTCAGTCATAGGCTGCAAGGTTGAACTTGAAGGGTCAGCACCTAGGGTATTTAGTACCGTCGGGCCTGCTGCTACCATCGTGTTGACGAATTTGTAAACCCCTGAAGTCTGCAGCGTAATCTCAACACCATCAAATAAGTTAAAACGACTCATCTATCTATCCTCTAAGGTATTGTTGCGTCTACCGGCAGTATCAACACCCTCTATGAAGAGTTAAATTGATTTCTGCATTATAACCTATTAGTTGAAACGGCTAAGCAAAAACGCCGATGTAATCAGGAGGGAAGTATTCATAGCTGGTCTCGTCCTCCATTAAAATCATCCTCGGTGATCTATCATAGACACTATCATACTTAGCCAGTTTGGACTGATCTGCAAAAACATCTTCGTAAGACCCTAGCACTTGCAGCGACTGAATCTCGCCCAACTGATCCAGCTCTTGCTGATCTCTGCACCGTATTAGACACAGTGATTTAATCCCATTCTTGCGGGTTGGGATTTTAGTCACCAAGAATTTACCAGTCTCAACGTCGAATTTCTCAGGGAACTTATCAGCAACCTCTGGCCCGAGCTTTGTTCTATCCAGACAGAACGTCAGTACGTCAATCATAGTGCTGCCTGCTGCGCATCGGTCAACGCCTTATCGAATGTCTGTATGGGCTTGAAATTAGCAAATATCTGATCAGCCCCGGCGTTATTGCCTAGAGAGATCCTGGTTGCCGTCCCGGTTACCGTGCCTTTGACATCTTGATCTTCTTGCGCCTTATTGACGTAGAGCGTCTGATTGGTTCCATCGACCGAAAACGTAAACTCCATTGGGGTTCCTGCCGCTATAGCAGTAATTGCTGTTGACGTAACAGACCCATGCGTTGCCTCTATCAGCCCTGTTGTGGTGTTTACTTCTATACGTCTTGTAGTCTCTCCGTCGACATTGAAAATCACTTGGCTCTTCGTGGAATCAAGCCCCAATATATCTAGCACCCCATGTACTGTGTAAGGTTCATCTGGGGGAGGAATATTGGCTGCGCTTACACTATTGTCATCAAGCGCCCTTGTTACACTGGTTGTCGTGGTGGGGATGTAACTTGAACTGAACGGAATTGCTTCTAGTTGAGCTCCCCAATTATAACCATCAATGGTAGCTCCATCACCTGCAAATACGGGGTCGTCATCAGCTTCTGCCCAGGATACATGTG